CCAGCACGTAAAGCCTGCACAATCAATGCTCGTTGTGCTTGACGTCCCATGTAAGGCGAACCATCAATGCGATTTCCACTTGCAGTGTTCCAGGTATTGGTCACAGTGATTTCACTCCAATAACTAGAACTGGTAGTAGGAGTTTGATTGGTATTAGCAATTTCACACACATACACAACATTGCTGTACATCACACGATCGCCAATGGCATAGCTGGTAGTAGAGCTCCAATCATATGCTGGATATGCAGTAAGATTCCAAGCATTGGCTTCAAATGATTTCACGTTAAATCCAGAACGACGTGTGTTCCACAATAATATACCCTGAGGATACAGTGAAGGATCGGGTGCATCTGGGTCTAGATAATTGCTGGTCAGCAAACTAACAATGCTAGGAATTGGATCGCTCACAGGATTTGTAGTTCCATTTGGTGCCCATCGTGCGTCTGCAAATAAAACTCCATTTTCAGTTGTTTGATCTGCATTACTGAGTGTAACCCATTGGTCAACACCATTGACACTTTGCCAACGATTAATCACTGGATAAAGTTCTAAATCGCTGGTATCAATCCATAAATCACCATACTGTAACGGACTTGCTGCAGAGTTGTTTTGTGTAGTTGGTGCAGTAGGACTGAACTGTGGCCCAGCTGCATTGGTTAAACTCAAGTCGTATCCGCGCACATCTGTGTTAGCGTTTTGATAACCAACCCAATGACTATTTTGATTGACCATGATATCGGCCTGATCTACTGCACTATAATACCAAAGTTGACCAGTGGCTGGGTTTTGATCCGGCGCAGTATTGCTAGCAGTGTAGGTAAATGTAGTAGATCCCACCCAATTACTTAATACTAACCCAGGCCCAGTGATGTTCAGAGATCTTACTCCTACACAACTAGTTGTAAATCCAGCATCAGTTATAGGAGTACCAGCAATAGGCGACAGAATAATATCTCCACCAGTACTATGAGTTAACACCAATGCTCCGCTGCTGTTTATTGATGCACTCACGTACGGTAGTCCAGCGGCACTTACTGCACTTACAAAATCATTTGCACTAGTTCCCTCAAGGGTAGCCACAGCTACTGTGACGTTACTAGTTCCTGGTTGTGTGGCACTTATACGGAAAGTATTGCCAGATGTAAATGGGCCCGGGCTTGTGGTATTTCCTGTGATAACCGTGGCTCCGGTTGTATATCTTTCAAGAATTAAAAATCCAGAAGTGGTGTTATAATAAGGATCAACATCTGCATAAGTAGTTCCTGCTGAAATATTTATACCGCCGCCTGATGGATCCAATGAGTATATTGCATCTGGGTCACCAGCAAAAACTGGACAAGTCTGAGTTACAAATGTTCCTAATGCACTATTGTATTTTTTAATTACAATGTTAGTGCCAAGATTTACATTATTTGTTTTTTGCCATACAGATCCAGTAGGTTCTGGTTGTGATGCAGTAGTTCTCCAATTAGGAGCAACATAACTTGGACTGTCCTGGTAAGCTGGAGCATAATATGTTCCCGAGGTAATCCCAAGTGCCGTAAGCAAACCAGCAGTACCACTGACTGCAATTGTTCCATCCATTGGAGTTGCGTTACCCCCACTTACATAACTGCTAGTAGTGGCATTTACATAAGTAACACTAGTAGTTGTACAAGCTGTTACTGTTACTACACCGTTATACCCAGAAGGATTCACGCCAGATACTGTAATTTTGCTACCAACTGCAAACGGGGCAGATGTTTGTGTAGCAAAAGTCAGGGTCGCTGATGTCCCATCTCCTGAAGCTCCAGTGATAGTTATCTCAGATCCTGCAGTACTGTTACAATACAAAAATAATTTTCCACCAATGTATGCGGAATACACACCTGTGATTGCAGCACTATTAACTGCATTTGATAACCCTGTTACTGTATTATTTGGGCCGCTAGGTACAGCAACACTAATACCGTTTAATGTAAGAGTATTGGTAGCAGTCAGTGACGTAGGTGCTAGTGTACCTTGCAATGTCGGCCATGCAGTCATCCAATCGTCGCTGCCAACTAACACCCATGTATTATAATAATCACTTAGTTCAGTAGCAGATGTTTGACTTGCGGTCGGGCCTCCGCGTTTGTAATATCCAGGAAGAGTTGTACTAGTTGCAGTCACTGCGTAGTTACCAATACTACCAAAACTTTGTAAAGGCACTGTAGAATCAGTCTCAAGATTTACAGTACTTGTTATAACCAATGGTACTTGATTGGTAAATGCACCAGTAACTTGATTCCACTCAAAAATTCCCCATTGACTGTTGACAGTATCTAACCAATAAGTTCCATTGGGAGGACTACCAACAGGTCTTGTTAGTGAAGCAGTCAATTGCGATAGATCAATATCTACTCGTTGTACATAACATTGATTTGTTATTCCTAATGCTGAGTAAGCGGCCAACAATCCATATTCGTTGAGTTCGTACCCATTTATAGGAGTTCCTGCTGCAGTATTATAAAAGAATGGAACACCATAAGTAGACAACAAGTCTCTTTGACTTGTGATCAAATATGTTTGATTAGCAGTTGCCGCAGTAGTACCTGCTGCAATACCAGTGCCAGCACCAGATACTTTGTTTGCTGCGGTTGCTAACAAAATAAACGGAACTGAATTAGTTGCTGCTGGTATATAATTGCTTTGATCAATTACTGTAACTTGTACGCCGGGAGATAATAGAGCCATAACACAATCCTTTTTTCAATATAGATATTTAGTGAGAATTGAAAAAATAACGACAAGTAGCGTCCCTACTTAGTAGGTTTTGTCGCTAAATAATCTATGAGACCCATTTGTCAAGCATGTAATCAACGCCCTAGAGCTGTTGCTTATCATCAAAATGATAAGATACAATACCGTAAATTGTGTGAATATTGTATTAAAAGAAAACGTCATATACCTGTGCCGGTGGCCAGATGGAGATCAGCTGGTTATAAGAAAAAAGCCACATGTGATCAGTGTGGCTTTAGATCCAAGTATACTGGTCAACTGTTAGTGTATCATGTAGATGGTAATCTCAATAATAATAATTTACGTAATTTAAAAACCATTTGCTTAAATTGTACAGTAGAAATTACAAAGGCGGATTTAACTTGGAGACCTGGTGACTTAGAACCAGATCGTTGATTTGTGCAAATAAATAATCCATTGTAGAGTTATTATCTATTATGGCATCAAATTTTGTTCCAACCCAACTTGACTCGCTAGCATGAACTTGTAGTTTTTTTAATTTAGCTCTACTGAGTGACCATGTAGAATTACCGTTTGGTCCAAGATTTGCACTGATTGCTGCATCATACCATTCAGGTTCTGGGCCACGAACAACACGAATAACTTTTCCGCCGGCATTTTTAATACTTTTAATTTCGTTAGGAAATCGACAATCGCTGATAACAATATCATCTTTACTGTTGCGTAGTTTGTTTTCTAAACTGGCAATCCAAATATCATCATTAAAAGCTCGGCGACATACTTCTGTGCCCCAGTATTGTAGTACCCAGCGTGGAGTTAGACTAGGCATATTCAAGCGGTTGGCCCACCATGGATCTACTTGTTCACGCCATTCTCGACTTTGACGGGTACGACCTTCTAACATTTCTCTATCCCATCCAAACACATGAGATATTGCATCTTTTAGACTGTTAGCAAACGATTCTCTTCTAAACTGATGTATGTTTACCAGGTAGTCAGCAATGGTATCTTTACCACTTCCAATAAATCCACATATACCAATGATCATATTACTTCTTTCAATTTATAATTAAAAACGTGAATGCATTCTTGTTGAATGTGATATGGGAGATTGACAAAATTATTTTCAGTTTCACAATCAGGCCAGGTATTATCTCTAATGCTATTGTACCACACACGCCACTTTACATTTTTTTGTGATATACTAAAGTACTCCGAAAGTTGAATAAGTTCTGTAATTTTACAATCTAATTTATAGCTGTCAATTAAATTTTGTAATTTGACAAGATTTACCTGTGCCAAATCAATTAAATTTTGGAAATTGTACTCTATATCTTTTTCAACATCATTTTTGTAATTGTGCAGATAAGCAAGCCAATATTCAGTATTAACAACAATGGCATTAAGTCGTTGTTCTTGATTTTGAATAGTATCGTAGGGAATTTTTAAATAATTTTCAAAAGTTTTGAATCCCATTTTTTTAAGCTTTAATAATGTTCCGCTACTAGATGCCATTATGAATGGACGTTTATTAACAATAGATAACCAAGTTTTTTCAGTGATCCACGGTGTAGAGTCTGAAAAATAAGTTTCACTGATTATTTGAAACAAATTATTCTGATATAAGTCAAGCTGGTAAGGAATACCATCATAATGACAATTATTTTGCAGACTTATATTATCTGGATTTTGTGTATGATTACGTAGAAATAAATCATATTCTGCATTTGATAACTCAGATAAAAATTTACGAGACAAATGTCTAAGATCGTTGTTCATAAAAAGCGACCAAGTCGCATGTTTTAATAAATTTTTTTCAAAAAATTTATAAAGTAGTCTGATCCTGTGTATTTTATATGGTTTACCAGTAAGAAATAAAAAGTTTCTAAGTGCAGAATTCCAAGTTGTAGCTACAGGCGATTCTTTATTGACTAATAATCTATTGTATGTCATCAGTAGATAAAAGTCAATAAACACCACGTCGTCTACTAAAGATTTATCAATAAAATCAACTTGATTTTGATACCATGAATTAATTATTAATAAGATTGGTGTTGTCGGATGTTTTTGTTTTATTAAATTTATAAATTTGTAAAAATGGTGTTTCCAATCAGTTATACCATAAGCTTCCTGAACTATAGTAAGAACCAGTACATGATTAGTATGTTTACTTAATGTATTATGAATATCATTTGTTGTAATTTCTATTTCATTAGAGTTTTTTTTTATTATTTCAGGTAAATCAATGTTGTACAAGCAGTGATTTTTAAAAATCATAATATTTCCTTTAAAAACTCTAATTTTAAATCTCTAACATTATTTACTATAATGTTGATTGTAAACTTAAATTCATGCAAAAAAAGTAGGCAATTATAAAATTATTCTCCTGAAACTGTGTTATCAATTATGACAATTCTTTGACTTTTAAATGTCTAAGAGTTTCTTGTAGTAACCCAATTTGTCTTCGACAATCTTCAAGTGCATGATGACTAGTAGGAGGTTTAGGGAGGCCTGGCCACAATCCAAACACAGTACGACTATCTCTTACTGCATAAAATTGCCAAGGTATAGATTTGTCATAGCTTTTGTAAGCATGTTCTAGTATGTTCATATCATATGTTGGGCCTTGGGCCCATATTCTTTTGCTTTTCCATATTAGTTTACCTAGTTCATCCAAGGCTTGATCCAATGGAATACGGTCTTCTTCATTGAATGCTTCGTCTCTTGCAGCTGCTGGTTGGGTAGCCCACCAATCTATTGTGCCTTGTTGTATGCTACGATTTGGTTGACTTTCCAGCGTTATTCGAGCATAATATTTTTGTTCGTAGTATCCTGAACCCAATGGGTCAAAACTTTGAGCCGCTATAGTAAGAATAGTAGTGTCAGGACCAGTGCCAAGTCCTTCAAGATCAATCATTAAATCTGCCATGCTTGTATTGTAACACAACAGTAATTAGACGTCTAGATAACTTTAACCAATAACCCAGGTAAGAGGTTGAGAACCGTCCACATAGTTCTTGAGATCATTGATACAAAATTCCATAATAGCTTTGCCTTCGGCTTTCATTGCAGTACCATTTAGAGTACTTCCGCCCTGCGGACCAGCAATTGTGCCAAATTTTTCACGTGCTTCGCCTATGATCATTTTACAATTTCCAACCATGAAATCACGTATCCATTGCGATATCTGAGGATCACTTAGTAAGTTAAATTCGGG